GAGTCTCGTGGGCTCGGAGATGTGTATAAGAGACAGATCTCTTGGTGTTCCGGCCTCTCAAAATCGTCAGGTCTCAATTCCCCGCATATTCTCTCTAAAGCCTCACGACTGAGAAGCGCAGAACCTAAAACAGCTTTTTCGGCAAGCACAGTTTCTCGTAGACCGGATTATCCCATGTCGAGACGCGGGGTATCTCGCTTCTGCTGCGTTCCCATGTCCTGACAGCAGCTTTCCAGTCCTTCCTCTTGTTTTTCCCCACCATCCAACCTTTAGAAGCGTAGAAGTCATAAAACTTCTCCGGATCAACGCTGTTCCTGCGTTCCTTGCAGTATTCCCTCACGGCTTCAAGTGTGGGTGGTATCCCCTTGGGGGGGATTATAGAGGGGGATATATTATTTTTGTCTTTGTCTTTGTCTTTGTCTTTGTCTTTGTCTTTGTCTTGGTGGCATTTGCTATTTTTGCCATCTTTTGCCATTGGCAAAATGGCATTTGCCATCTTTTCTTGCTCCCATCTGCGCTCTGCCCCGACCTTTCCGGCGAGCTTCCGCTTTTCGGAAATGCTGTCGTAAGCATCACGATCTCGATCTATCTGGCTCTTTATCGTCAGGAATGCGATCCTTTCGGCTCCCGTTAGATTGTCCGGCTCTTCATCGTTAGCGTAAAGCATAATCGCCATGAGTAGCCGACCCCTCGCCCCGTTGTCGAGTTCCCGCACTATGTCAATAAAGTCCCTATATATCTTGATATATGGTAAAGTCATTCTTCGCTACCCCTTTATTTGTTCGTTCAGTACGTCCCTTAACCTTCTCATGTCATCCGGCGCGAAAGAAATTGATTTTTTAATCCGATTCTCCCGTTTGTCCCATAGCCCTAACACATAAAAGGGCTTGTAGGTGTCCGGGTATGCCATAAGGTAGAGTTCTATCGACCAGCCATCGCCCTCGCCTATCGTGGCAAGGCGGCTTTCTGTTACGTACTCCATGACTAAAAGGGTAAAGGCTCGTCGTCTATTTCGGTAAACCCTGCCGGAGTGTCCGTTTTCTCTCTCGGCGTGAGAAATTCAACGTTTTCCGCTGTGATTTCGGTTATGTACCGCTTGTTCCCATCCTTATCCTCATAGCTCCTGTTCTGTATCTCGCCTTCTATGAGGACTTTGCGGCCCTTTGAGAGGTACTTCCCGCACAGCTCGCCCAACTGCCGCCACACTACTATATTGAGATAGTCAACAGGGGGTTTACCGTCAGTGCCTTTGTATCTGCGCTGTACCGCTACCGTAAAGGTGCATACGCTTGTTCCGCTTGTGGTCGTCCTTAGTTCTGGGTCTTTCGTCAGGTTTCCGGTCAAAATTGCTTTATTCATTTTTCCACTTCCTATACGTTAGTTTTTCTTCGTTCCAATCGGGATACTTTGCCATGAGGTACGCTCTCAGCTTTTTTCTAAGCTCCGGCCTCCTCTCCGAATTATCATAGTCCCTATGGCACTCAGGACACAGTGTAACGATGTTTTGTTCTATCCCCTTACCGTTATGGCTTCGCGGGATAAAATGCGCCACAGGGCTTCCTACACGCCCACAGAGGACGCATAACTGATGGTCTCTCTCCCATACCTGTGCTTTGACCTTCTGGGGTATCTCACACGCCCTGGTTCGCTTGCTTTTCATTTCGTGTTCCCCCATTCTCTGGATAGCTGCCCTTCGAGTATCCTTATCTTTAGCTTCTGCGCGTTTATCGCTTCCACCGCCGAATCATATAGGCTCTCGGCTATGTCCCGTTCCATTCTCAGCTTGGCTATCTCTTCTTCGCCCTTGGCAATGTCCAGAAGGTGTGTTACTGGCTGCCCCTCGGCGCGGAGGACGGTAAGCCTTTTAGATAGCGCCATTCTGTACTCGCGCTCCGTTTCGGCCTTTTTCCGTCCTCGCGGTTTTAGCTCCTGCACCGCCCTATCAAGTAGGGCTTGCTCTGTCATTATCTCGTCCCACAGCTCCATTTAAGCCCCCTTTGCGTTCAGCTTGTCGAGCGTGGTGTTTAACTGCTCCCGCGTCATATTCCACACGTCCACGCCGTAGTTCTTTTTTGCCGCTTTATTGGCTAAGTCTACGCTCCCCTTACACAGGGCTATAACTTCTTCCTGCATGGCCTTTACGTCAGGATCGGCGGAAAACGTGTCGTAAACATTGGGTTTAAATTTCGAACGGGATGGAGACGTTGCATTGGTTTCCGTTTCCGGCTGAACAAACTCTTCACTCTCGCTATCGGACATTATCCCAGAGTAAGCGAACCTTGAGAGTTTCAACACAACGCGATCAAACAACCTCTTATAAGCCATGGCGTATGGATAAGCGTTGCTACAGTTTTTGTCGTTTACCTCGCCCACTTCGTAAATACCCTGTTCATCATTGCAATAACTGTATACCAGTGAGTTTTTATATCCGTCCTTGTCAAAAAACACACAAGAAGGAGTGAACTTGCTTTCAAGACAGTCATTGATCTTTAAACACCCGTTGTGGCTGATTATTAGGCCGCTGTACGCCATCTTGTCCTTCTTCGCGGTGAGATTCATCAGTATCCAGAAATCAGCCTCCGCAAGGCCATATTTGCCGCTATTGATAGCTTCTATGGCCTTTTCCTTTGCGGCAATATACTTGGGGGATTGCCATACCGGCTTATCTCCATCTTTTGTATGTTCTACAGTCTTTTCGTTAAACATGCTCCCCTCACTTTATCTGCAAATTCTGCTTTACAACGATTTCCGCGCCCTCTGCCGTCCCGCCGGATTTCAGAAGCTCCTTTATCGCCGTTTTGTTAGGCACGGGGGGCTTATAGGTCAGAAGCTCGTCATGCCCCTGCGCCGCCCACTTTATAAAGGCTTCCTCGTTTACCTCGACGCTTTCTGACTTTCTGAATGTCAGTTTGTTCCGCTTGCTTTCAAACTTTTCCTTATTGGATAGCTGCATCTGCGTTGCAAGGTATCCCTTAAGCCACTCGGCCTTATTGGCCTTAGCCTTGGCTCTGGCGGTGAGGTTGTCGGCTTCCTCCTTGATGCTCTTTGCCTCTGCGGCAAGGTTCTTTATCATGCAGGCCACGTTGTCAATTTTGTCATCGAGCTGCATATCAAGGCTTTCGAGGGTGTCATACACGGCTTCTTCTGGTATCTCTCCACGGTCAACCGCGTCCATGAAGTCATTGAGATTCTTCGCTATGTCGTAAAGTGACATTATCTCGCCTCCTGTTTTAAAAGATTAGGGTCATATCGGTCATAGTAGGTGTCCTCGAACGGTTTATAGGCTTTAGCTAAAAGATACTGCTCCATTATTCACCTTCCTTTTCCAGCCTCTTGTCTATCTCGTTCCGGTAAAGGGCTTTCCATAGGTCACGGTCATGCCGCACTTCGGCAAGCTGTTCCGCAAGCATGACGATTATTTCATCTTTTGTCATTTCGCTTTCCTCCTTGGGATAATCAGTTCTTTTGATATGTTTTTAGCTCATTCACTCCACTTGCCTGGCGTTAAGCTTGCCGCGCTCGATCAGTTTGTATATTTCGTGCCTGTCGATGCCCAGCCGCTCCCTTGTCTCATGCGTTGTCAGCCACTCGCCGTCCACTTCGACGATCCACTTCTTTTGTATACGCGGCGGCTCACTTTTCCCGTCCGGCAAAAAAAGCGGGCAGGCGCGGATGACGTAGGACTGTATAATTGTCGTGTTGTTTTTGCCGTGGTAATAGTCGCTGCTCTTCAGCGTTGTCTCCCTTGCCTCCCAGCCCTCAACGGGTTCGGGATCGGCGTGGCGAGACCAGCTGCATCCCATGCCCGGCGCGTTGGTCGCCCTCCGGCAACGCCAGCACAGGGTTTGTCCGGTTATGCACGCTTCCATATCTATCTCCTTTTGCGGGGTGCGAAGGCGTATCCCGCCATGCACCCGATGAAAAACATCGGTATCCCCCAGCTGAAAAATGCTCCCCACATATTTGCCTCCTTACTTCCCGTTAAGTTTTTTCCTTATTGTCCGCGTCACGCTTTCGTGAAAATACCCGTTCACATCAAACCGCGTTCTTTCCTGCTTCCGACGTTCTTCCTGCTTCCTTTTCTCCTGCCGCGCCGTTATATCGGCGACAAATTTTTCTCTGCTTACCACGGCTCACCTCACATAGTACCCTACGCAGTTATCGTATTTGTGCTTCCGCTTGGCTTGCAGTTCAAGGCTTTTCTCGTCCTCTACCATTGCTGCCATGCTCCGCACCAGAACCAGCGGTGATCCCTCGTGCGTGCCCTGGAGCCGCCCATCCTTGAGCATGGCGTAAACCGTCTTAGGATTCACGTTCAGCAGCTTCGCCGCCTGAATGGGTGGTACATACTCGCCGTGCATCTTCACCATGCGCTCCTCCAGCGCTTCAATGCTGTTTATGCGCTCGTCCACGGCGGCGGTTATCATGTCCCGCAGGAGTTTGTTAAAATCGTTCATGGCTTATCTCCTAATTTTTTCTGGTCTCCCCATTGTTCCGCCATAGCTTTGGCTATGCCGGGAAAGGTCTTGCTTCGGATTTTTGCAGTTCGTGAATCGTTCCAACGGAGTATCTTTCCATTTTCATCGGTTGCATAGTCCAACGATGCTCCTCTGCTGAATCCATTTTTATCTATCTGCCCTGGGTCAACAATGTTCGTTGGCGTTAAGAGGGGAAGATTCTTTAACCACAGACATGTGCTTTTCCTGGCGTTGTGGCCAAACTGATATGGCTGGATTATTTGGTCGGGCTTTCTGTATTCGCTGCTCATAACACCTATCGGGTTCTCTATGGCGATTTGCTCACAATCAGCATTTACAAACTTCATAAAAAACTCAATACTTCGCTGCTGCCGGCCGTCTGTGCGTTTCTTTGCAAAGTGTCTTGCGCCGCTAACAGCCAAATCCGTACAAGGAGGAAAGGCAATTACCATATCCCACTTGCCGTCTATCCGATGCTCCACGCCGTCCATGGTGGTAAACGTGCAGTTGCCGTTTAACAACGGCAGTATATCGGCTTGTATGTGCCATTCGGGATGACCGCCGGAGCACTCAAGAATATCACAGCTGTAAGCCTCATGGCCTAATGCGCGGAACGCCTTGCACACTTCTTGCGATTCTTCGCAGGCTACTAAAACTTTCACGTTATCCCTCCCTCAGCAGGTCAACACCTACGCCGTCCGTTCGTCAGCTGTTATTGTTCCTAAATTCATGCTTTTGTGTTATAATTTCCAAAACAAATTGGAGGTTTAGATGTATAACACAATTATTGTCAATGGCCTTTGCCCGACAACCGGCGAGCCGTGCGCGATTTCCGTTATATGTACAAAGGAAACTGCACTCGGCGCGGGAGGTTGGAGCAAGCGCGAACCGCATTGTACTTTGCGTCCCTGCTCTGACGAAACAGGCTGTTACACCTGCAATCTGGTTAGAACTGCCCTTTCGACAGATTGTGATAAATACTTTTCCACGGCTCGGGGAGAGGGGTAATAAAGCCGCCGCTGACGGTCACGTCCCCTACAAGCTCTACCTCGATTACGGGGGGCTTCCCTGCTTCGTGGGTGATGGTGTACTTTCGTACAATATCGCTTACCGATATGCCGTTGATGGTTATTTCTCCGCTTGTGTCGTTTGTTTTGATTTCAACGTGGTTGTTCATCGTTTTACCTCGCTATTACGGTTTAACCGTTATTTTTAAGCAAAAAATTTATCTCATTGTAATTTATCCCATATACTTCCTCGATTTTTTTAATTATAGGAATATCGGGAAACCGTTTTCCCATTTCATAATTTGCTATCGTTGCTACTGAAATGCCTATAAGTTCTGCCGCTTCCTTTTGAGATAGGTTCTTGTTTACCCTCGCGGCCTTTAATGTAATAGTCAACCGTGTCACCCCCTTGTGTCTCTATCATACTACGGTTAAACCGTAATGTCAACTCGTTTTTACGGTTTGTGTTGATTTTTTTTGGTTTAGTCGTATACTATGGGCAAGGAGGTTAATAACATGGAAAATTCTCTCGGAAATAAAGAAGTGATGGCACGTAACATAAGGCACTATATGGAGTTGAATGATGTAACCCGCATCGAATTGTGTTCGGCGTTAGGGGTAAAGTATACGACATTCTCTGATTGGATAAATGCAAGAACTTATCCCCGCATCGACAAGATAGAGTTAATGGCACGGTATTTCGGCATCACAAAAGCCGATCTTGTTGAAGATCATACCGAGAAAGATGCGTTGATTAGCTACATTCTGTCTGGGGTGTCTCAGTTAAACAACGACAATCGGGCAAAGCTCCTTGACTATCTAAAGCTGCTTTTACAAAGTCAGCGATAAGGCGTAATTGCTCTGTTGACATTCTTTCTAATGTATCACGGGTGATTTCCATTATCCTACCTCCAAACACTTGTTCTGTTTTGATAATAACACGTTAGATTCAAAAAGAAAGGGGGAATTTGTATGAGAGTACCATAAACGGGACTGCGCTCGCCGATGTTGCACAAATCGTGCCTCAAATTTAATCGGCAGGGGCGATTTCTCACCCCCGCCTAAGACGGTGGAGAAGCATCGGGGAACCGTCCTGAATAAAGCATAGCATTTATGCCGCTCTAATCAATACTCATAAAATAGCATTCGCTAACATTCTTGTTTTTTCGCCATAAATAAATGAAGAAGGTGATACCCATTGATGTTATATGAGCGTTTACGCGCCATGAAAGGCGATATGACGGCGCAGCAGATAGCAGACAAAAGCGGCGTACCCGTTGCCACGGTAAACCGCGTGCTTCAGGGCTTAACGGAAAATCCGGGGTTTGATACGGTCTACAAACTGGTAAAGGCCATGGGCGGGAGCCTGAACGATCTGGACGAGGATAGGGTGTGTGAGCCGGAAGGATCGACGCAGCTATACGAAAGAGGGTTAGAGTACAGGGAGCGGAAGATAGAGGATTTGGAGCAGAAGATAAAGAAGCTGGAACGCATAAAAGCTATAATAGTGGTATCTATCCTTATAGCAATGGTAGTGGCAATGGGCTTATTGGTATATGACATAATGCACCTCGATAGAGGGTGGATAATAAAATAAAGCATCCCCCGTGCCGAATTAGAGGGCGGCAACAGGGGATAAGGCGGATGCTTCTCCGCCTCCGATTTTAACACAACGGGAGGTTTTTGTAAATGGCAAGGCAAAGCGACGGGAGATACCGGGCAAAGGTGACGGTTGGAAACGGTATCGTCAAGTACGTTTCAGGCAGGACGAAGAAGGAGCTGGAGGCCGCAAAGGAGGCTATCCGGCAGGAATATATCACCGGCAGGAATACGCCGGAAAACGCCATGTTCGGCGCATACGCCATACAATGGTATAACACATACAAAAAGCCGAATATAGGCGCATCGGCGCAGAGCAGTTATAGAACCGCGCTGAATAAGCACATATTGCCGGTGCTGGGGGATAAGCGTTTAGCGGCGATATCCGCCATGGACTTGCAGGAGCTTATCAACTCAAAGGCGGATACATGCACAACGATAATTGAGAATGTATATCATATTCTGGAAAGCATATTCAAACGGGTATATACGGAAGGGATAATACCCCGCGATATAACCGTAGGATTAGAAAAGCCGTCCAAGGCCAAGGAGAGCCGCCGGGCACTGACGGAGGCGGAGGAAGCCGCCGCGAAGGTGCTGATGCATGAGGAAAACGGCCTGCTGGTGGCATTGCTGTACTACACGGGCATGAGGCTCGGCGAAGCCCTCGGCCTGCAATGGGAATGCGTTGATTTCAGGAAGAAGGTCATACACGTCCGGCAGCAGGTCAATTTAAGGAAGGGAACGATAGCCCCGCCCAAGACGAAGGAGAGCATACGGGATATACCCCTGCCGGACGAGCTGGCGGAAATGCTCGTGCGGGGATTCCCGCAGGCGTTTGTATTCCCCGCCCCCGATGGAACGTACTACCGCAATTCCTCATCAAACAGGCTATGGCGTTCGCTGATGGAGCGCATGGCAGAGTTGGAGCCGGACATAGAGACAAGAGAGGACGGTTCCTCTATCCTCACGCCGCACTACTTCCGGCATAATTACGCCTCAATACTGTATAATGCGGGTATAGACGTTTTAAGCGCAAAGAGGTTTTTAGGGCATAGCAACGTAAAGACTACCCTTGAAATTTATTCACACCTTTCAAAGGAAAAAGAGGACGCAAACGCCGCCGCCGTGAGAGGTGTTTTCAAAAAAAGGTTGCCGGAAAGTTGCCAGAGCGAAACCACAAAATGAGCACAAGCAATCAAAAAAGCCCTAAATACCTAAGAAAAACGCCCGTGCAACACGAGCGTTTTTGATGTTTGGTATCCGGCGGCTACCTATTTTTTATTGGTTTTTAACGGTTTTTTCTTCCGTAAAAAGTGCCTGTTTATCTACCTTTTTCAAAATCAGCCTTTAATAAGGTTTCTAAAAAAGGTTGCCAGAAAGTTGCCAGCTACCCAAGGAAATATTTTTCAACCTTGAAATCCTTGCCGTCAATATCGTTGATGAAGTCTTTCGCAAGGCTGAAATAAAACTCCGCATCTTCTCCCTTGCCTACCATTTCGGCGGTATCGTGGCTGTCGTTGTAGTACATATTCATGCACAGATAGTATTTGCATACCGCCGTTATGCCCTTCGTTGCCAGAAACGCCTTGATGGTATCATAGTCCCATTTTTGGCCGTATGGGCGCATACCCTTGACTATCTGCCGCGCCTCTTCGGGAGTTATCCGATATGCTATCTCTTCGAGGCAATACATTGTTTCTTTGTACACCTCCGGCAGACGGTCCTTTACTGTGTGCATCATATCAGAGAGTGCATCGGTCACTTCCGTCATATCGGTGTGCCTTTCGGATATCAGGCGTATGATCTCCTTAAAGCTCATTACTCTGCGCCTCCGTTAATACTTGCAAGGCTGTTAGTGGGTGTGCAAGTTTTATTGAGCAGTTTAAAGCTGCCGCCCGTGGCGTTGGTTTTGACGATGGTAGCATACCTGGTGCGGGTGCGTATAGCGCAGGCTGTGACCTGGGCGCAGCAGCTATCTATCAGCGGGTACTGTTCCGTGCCGGCGCCTATGGTGACAAACACGGGCGCGGTTATAGTGGTAGCCGCCGGGATAGACTGAGCTACCACGATGCAGTATTTCTGATTATCGTTATAGTTGCCTGCCGGGAGGTTGATTATCAGCCCGGTTCCCGCCGTGAAGGTAACGGCCTGGGAGATTATAAGGTTGGGGCAGAGTTTGCATACATTTTTACAAGCCATTTTTTATGCTCCTTTCAAAAATCAAGGGGCAGCATACGCCGCCCCGATATATCACGGCATAGCCGGAATTAGCAGCAGCAGCCGCAATTATTACCACAGAAGGGAGAGTTCCCCGCGTTGTAGGTGTAACCGTTGGGATAGCGGACTACTCCGTACATGCGGTTATCCATCTCAAGGCTGGACACTTTGTCCCTGAGAGCCTGCATTTCGTTCGCCTGTATCAGGGAGCGGGTGGCCTCGGCCTCAGCGTGGATAGCGGTGGTTATGTCGCAGGTGTTCTGGTTCATCTGCGCTGAGAGGTTAGCTATACCGAGCCTCTGTTCACAGCAGCAGTTTGCGAGCTGGTTGGACAGGTTCCGGCCTTCGGTGGTGATAGCGTTGTTCAGCGCGAAGGTGGAATCACATATACCGTTGCCGATGTTAGTCAAGCGGTCATTGATCTGGCCGAAGTGCTGACCGAAGAGAATTTCCTGCTGAGACGCAGCGGTGGCATACTGTCCAAATTCGCCCTGGCGGTTCCAGCCGCCAAAGCCGCCGCCCATCATAGCAAAAAGTATGATAAGGGCGAATATCCAGAAGCCTCCGTTGAAGCCGTCAGTCTTGCCATCAGTTACCGCGGCTATATCCGCGAGAGAGGGCATATTATCCATAGTTCTAAAGTTCCTTTCGATTTATATTCCAATCCCGTGCGCGCTTCGGGTAATGGTCTACCTTAATTCAGAAAGAATATCCTCGGGGTCTATCCCGTATTGCTTGCAGGCCGCATAAAACATCTGTTTAGGGTCGCCGTTGCCTATCATCTGCTTTATCTTCTGTATTTGTCCGGGAACGGACATCATCTGTTTAGCCTGCGCTATCATTTGTGGGTTGAGTTTCCTCGGACTTCCTCCGCTTAGCATTTGTAGTATCGGGTTTGGCATTTATCATTTCCTCCAATCTGGCTATTCTCTGTTCAAGGCCGTTCACATCGACAGGCGGAGCGGGTTTATACGGGGTTATGCTATAAGGCGAGAGAGAGGGGAACCCCGCCCCGTCCGTTGTTTTAAGCCACACTATGGGGGCCGTTTCGTCTAATAGAAGAGCGGAGCTATTAGGGGGCATTTGATACGCCTTTGCGCCGCCCTCACCCTTCACTTTGACTACTTCGGTTCGCTGATATTGGGTTTGCTGGTTAAAATAAGGTTGGTATGGATACACTGTTTCACGCTCCCTTCTACCTGAATTTTGGCATAAAAAAAGAGCCGACAGGATTGCTCCCATCGGCTATTTATCGGCTATTTACAGTGCGTTTTCAGTTGTTTTTCGGCGGCCTTGCACCGCCTTCGTATCTGGTCATATTCAAGGGGTATTTCAAATTTAAGTTGGTACTCGCCCGTCAGAGCGTCGTATGGCACCCCGTCTAAAAGGCGGCGGGTTATCAGCCAGCGGTCTTTTTCGTTATGTATCCATTCGTGTATGAGTGCTTCCCACTCTGACCGGGGGCGGGAATTGAGCAGGGTCTTGTCCATATAATAAGAGGCCGCTTCTCCAAAAGCCTACACCTCCTTTATACAAGATTTGCCCCCGACGTTTGCCGGGGGCTATTGAAAGGGAATCCCGTCCGGGGGCTACTGTTTGTTGTAGTTTGCCGAGGATATGCCCAGCACCGCGCCCAGGAACGTGTCAACGGCGGTGATGGTGCCGACTATCTCTTCGGGATAGGGAAGGTTCCAGATGCCCGCAAGGGCAAAATAGAGGGTGCCTATGGCGGGGAGCCAGATCAGGGCGATTGCCTTGAGAATGTCGTATACCTTGTTCGAGAGTTTCATTTTCTTTTCCTCCTTTAGTTGTTGTGTGCTTCGAGCCTGTCCAGCCGGTGGTGGGCGCTTTTCGCGCTTTCTTCCACACGAGCCACGCGGCGGTCTATGTCCTCGATTTTTGTAGCCTGCGCCCGCATATCGAGTTTGATATCGTCCACGCCGCGTTTGATGTAATCCACGTCCGATTTAAGCGCGGTGTCAATGGCGGTGTCGTGTGTAGCCGCGTCAACCGCGTCCTTTCTCGCGGTCTTTATGTGAGCCAGCCAGCCCAGCAAAATGCCGCTCAGTCCCGTTACGATTGCCCATATCCATTCTTTGGTCATGGGTGCTCCTCCTTATTTTTTTAATGTGCCTACATAGATTTTGCCGTCCACGGATACGGTAGCCTGCAATATGCCCGGCAGCTCTGTCGGTGCCATGCTGTGTGCCTGTGCAAACCGCTGTATGGCCGCAACGGTGTTTTTGCCCGCTATGCCGTCCGCGTCCCCCGCGTCATAGCCCAGTGAGTTAAGGGCGGTCTGCAAGGCTTTGATGTCGTCTCCCCGCATCATGGGGCTCGTCAGGGTTATGGTTTTCCGTACCTTTACCTCCTTCTCCTCCTCCTGCTGGAGCAGGGCAAGCCGCCCCCAGTGCGTCCAGTTGCCATCGGACAGCTTGCGCTTGCATACGCCATCGTCCCGGCCTTTGGCCTCTATGGTATAGCCATCGCCGACATATACGCCGACATGTACCATTTTCTTGCTGCTTTCGCTGTACTTGAATACGAGGTCGCCCGGCCATATGGGGGTTTTCCCGGCGTAGCCCCTGTTTTCGCCGCACATACGGTAAAGCCCCTGGGCGTTGGTGTCGCCCTTCATCCAGTGCTTTATGTCGCTGATGTAGTGTACGATGAGGCCAGAACAGTCGAATGCGTAGAGAGGCCGTTTTTCGGCCTTCTCCATGAATTTCACGGCGCGGTTGTAATTCGTGTCGCTGGTTTCGCGCCGTTCTATCCATGCGTAGGGGTCGCTCATGCTGTCAACCTGCTGCCCCTGCGCCCCCCAGACGTACATATCCCCGACATGACTTTCGAGGTATTCTATGAAGCCTGTTACTCTGCTCATCTGCGCTTACCTGCCACCGCGAGGCCGAACCCTATCAGGGCTATGGATACCGCATATGCGAGGACGGAGGCGCCGCCGGTCTTGGGTATCACCACGGGATTTTTTGCAATGGGCTGTTCGGCGGGCTGCGCGGCGTTAAAATAGTAGGTCTTGCTTACAGTCCTGTTTTGCTGCATGGCGTTGTAAAGCTCTTCGGCGGTAGTGGCGTTGTCGTAGGCCTTGTCCTTGACGGTTATACGGAGGGCGGCGGGCTGGTCGGTAACTATGCCGCTCAGGTAATATGTTCCGGCCTCCAATCTCAGGTCGTTTGCGTCCAGCTTTACGCCGTCCAGCTCGATTATAAGCTCCATATCGGTCAGGTCGAAAAAACGGGGTATGCCCAGGTCAACCTTGAGCAAAAACAGCTCGTTGTTGACGTAGGTTTTGGATACCGCCTTGCCGGTCTGGTAGTCCAGCGCGGTTATATCCAGAGTTACGGGATCTGCGGCGTAGGCTATGGTGCAAAGACACAGCATGAGCATTACCGCGAGGATACAAGTGAGTTTCTTCATTTTGATTTTTTCCTTTCTTTTTTTTTGTTTTTTTAATTATGAAAAAAGAGCCGTGCGGCTCCTTAATCCGTGTATTCGCTCCATTTGGAGCTGCCCGCCTTGGGCTTGTAGACGGTGGACTTGATGTGCTGCTCGGTGCATTGCCACGTTTTGCCGTTGTAGGTAACTATGGTGTTTACCTCAATCACCGTGCCGTCCTCGATGTCGCCCCACGCGGGATAGGTCACGGTCTGCACCGCCCAATATGTGCCGAGGTTTGCGGCAGGGGGCTTGTTGCGGCTGTATTTGAGGGCGACATATCCACCCTCAACAGTGTCTCCGGCTATATAGCGGGTCTCAGCGTCCCACGGTGCGCCCTGGGTGGGGGTGGGGGTAAGCCCTGCCCGCGCCGCCGTCAACACCTCTACAAGGTCGGTCTCATGCGCCTCGATTTCCGCTTTACGCACGGCTACCAGCGCCATAAGTTCACTGCGCGTCATTTACATTCACCCCCAGCTCCGCAAGCGCGTCTATATAGTCCTGCGTGGTGGCCTGCGCCTCATGCTCCGTCCAGCTCTGGACTATTGCTTCGCCGCTATCCTCCCACATTTCGGTATAATAAAAGCCCTCCTTTGAGGGCATGGGGGAACGGGTCACGGGCTTATAGCCCAGCTCCTTTATTGCCGCATCGTCATTGGTGGAGAGGTGCGCCCCTGCTGGGTGCGTCACACCGTTGATTATAAGCGGCGACTGCAACTCAACCGGCAGGCGTAAATATTCGGGATACTCCCCCGCCAGCTTGGCATAGTTTGTGTTTAACATTGTACCTCCTTTTTTTACTAAACTGTAAATTCCGCATACCTGAAATAGTATGTAGTTTGGTACATACGCAATGATATATCGTTGCGTATCATAGACTTTGGAAATGCATACCTGAAAGTCGTTGACTCACCGGGACTCATTCCAGCCACTTGTTCACCATTTATTTTTACAAAAATCGCATAACCTTCATATGCTGTTCCGGTTATAGTAATCACGGATTCTTTTGTTATTGCAAAAACTTTCGCGCCAACAAACTTTTCGCCATATACAACTGACACCCCATCAACTGTAAGCGTTAAATTGTATTCAAATGTCTGCGCTGCTGCAACAGATAATTTATATTCGCTTTTCTGTTTAATCATCCTGCGCCGTAAGGCAAACTGCAAGGGTATCATAGCGCACAGGCGCTTTTTATTTTACGGAGGCTGCCCCCCCCCCCGATAAAATTATTTTCATAGTGTACTCCTTTTTATAGTGGTATTGTAAGTGTGATATAGCCATCGCCGCCAGAATTTGCTTGTATTGGATTACTAATTGAGCCACCATTAGGTTTTCCTCCTGCAACAGCTCTTAACACTCCTTTTCCAGGTGTACTTCCATTTCCTCCGTTCGGCTTACCGCCAGTGCCGCCATAAGGAGTATATAAGTTTTCGCCTCCCCCTGTGCCGCCAGTACAAGTGTAGCCGAATCCCGTGGTATCGCCTCCATCACCGCTACATTTACCGTTAACATACTGACCAGCACACCCACCGCCTCCTTTGCCTATCACGAGGTTATATGTGCCATCGCTCAGCATAAAGTCATTGACCGTTAAGTTTCCGCCACCGCCGCCCGACATTACATTTTCGTAACCCGTGTCATATTGCGCTCCACCACCGCCAGCCAACAAGTAAAGAACAGCCACAACCGAACCGCTAACATTCAGTGTACCAGATGAAGTGAATTTGATAACGCGCTTTGAACCTTCTATCTTGTCCGTAAATTGGCCTGTGTAGGTAAACTCAAAAGCTCCGCCGCCACTCATCAGCCTCCTTCGTAGCATAGCTATCATGCGCTCACAACCTCCTGCACCGCCCACACACCATTGTATACGTCAAATTCGTAAGTCTTGCTTGCCTCTATTGCCGGGGCCTCGCCTAAATAGTTCGCCCCGCTCACAAACGACACCGCAACCGAGGCCGCCGTACTGAATGTGCCGTGCGCCCAGCCGGAAGCGGGCGGGGTAAACACGTATGTACCCACAGGAGAGGATACATTATATATGGTGTTTGCCGTCAGCGCCGCGCCGCTGGCGGGGAGTATTGTTGTAGTGATGGGTGCAGCTTGCAAACCCGTTCCAGTCACTTGATATATCATATTATCACCCCATTATTAAAACATTGATAGTTAAATCGTTCGTTGGCGGCGTTGTAACGGTGCTTTGAAACGTCAATGCGTTGTAAGTCTGTTTGGCGCAATATATGCCGGTTCTAAGATATTCTTCCATACTGTTAATATTCGGACTAATAATAACTTTTTTATTCAGTCTCATACCGTCTACAGATACAGCCTGCGTTATACTATAATCACCAACCACCCAATCAGTAGCCACTAATGTGGCAGTTGTTTCTACAATAGGGGCTTGGTAGTCTGTGCCAGCTTCCGCCAGTTGCACATTTGTACCATTACCTTTTAGTAATCCGGTCAAATTAGTTTGCGTCTCGGTAGTGATCTCGTTAGGTCCTTCTGGCCCTGTGGCTCCAGTCTCTCCGGCAGGCCCTTGGAGGCCGGTGGCGCCGGTCTCGCCCTGTGGGCCCCTGATGTTGACGGGGTCGGGGTTATCCAGCCCGCCGTTGTTGCTCCATGAGATAATACCCTCAGCAGAGACAGCGGGGGTAAAATACGGCCCGGTGTCGCCCTTGGGGCCGTCCGCGCCCGTGGGGCCTTGGATACCCTGCGGGCCTTGCTCACCCGGATCGCCCTTCGCGCCGGGGTCGCCTGTCGCGCCTTTTTCGCCTGTCGCGCCTTTTTCGCCCTGCGGGATGCCGAACTCAAAATCAAATACCTTTGCGGTGTCCGCGCCGCTTGCCGTTACCTTCACGGTGGCGGCGGCTCCGGCGGCGAGGGTGTTTGCCGTGGCGGTGGGCGTGCCAAACCCTGCGGCTGTGCCGGGGTCGCCTTTTGCGCCGGGGTCTCCCTGCGGGCCTTGCTCGCCCTGTATGCCCTGTTCGCCCTGTATGCCCTGCTTGCCTTGTATGCCCTGCGGGCCTTGCTCTCCGGCGGGGCCGCGCTCACCCGTGAGGCCCTGCTCTCCCTGCGGGCCTTTTATGTTGGCGTCGGGGGGATTAGCGAGACCGCCGTTATTGCTCCATGAGATTATGCCCTCAGCGGATACCGAGGGGGTAAAGTAGGGGCCGGGGTCGCCCTTAGCTCCGGTGTCGCCTTTCGCTCCCTGATCTCCCTTTGCGCCCTGCTCACCAGTCGCGCCCTGTTCGCCCTTGGGAACGCCAAACTTAAAGGCAAATATCTTTGCGGTATCTGCGCCGGAAGCTGTCACCTCTACGGTAGCGGGGGTTCCCGCGTCAAGGGTGGTCGCTGTGGCGGTAGGTGTGCCGAATCCGGCAGCTTCGCCCGTGGGGCCTTGTTCACCTTGTGCGCCGGGGTCGCCCTTCGCGCCGGGGTCGCCCTTTGGGCCCGTGTCGCCTTTAGGGCCAGTGGGGCCTTGCTCACCTTTTGCGCCCTGCAAGGGGCCGTTGTTTACCCACTTGGAATTTACACCGTCCCAGATATATATATCATACGGTTCGCCCGCGCCCACGCCATAAGCGTCGCCAGCGGAGGGGTTAGATACTCCGGCTTGTAATGCGGAGAGGGAAGCGTAATAGCCCAACACGGCAAATCCTTCGCCCGTGTCGCCCTTAGCTCCCTGTGCGCCCTGTGGCCCCCGTATATTGACTGTGGCGGGGTTTTCCAGCCCGCCGTCATTACTCCACGATAAATCACCGTCAGTGGTCACAGAGGGCGTATAGTGCGCTCCTGCGGGGCCTCGTTCTCCCGTGGCTCCCGTATCTCCCTTGGGGCCCGTTTCTCCCTTGTCTCCGGGGTCGCCTTTAGGCCCTTGGATACCCTGTTCACCTTTGGGGCCAGCGGGGCCCGTTTCTCCTGCGGCTCCCGTGTCGCCTTTATCGCCTTTCTTGCCTTCGGGGCCTTGGGGGCCGACGGGGCCAGCGTCGCCCTGCAAGCCTTTCTTGCCCTCCGGGCCTTGCGGGCCGGTAGGGCCTTGCTCACCACGGGGGCCTTGCAAGCCTTGTATACCCTGTTCGCCCTTGGGGCCTTGTATTCCTGCGGGGCCTTGTACACCCTGCGGGCCTTGGAGGCCTGTGGGGCCTATTTCACCCTTTTCACCCTGCGGGCCTGTGGGGCCTGTGGGGCCTGTGGGGCCTGTCGCGCCTAACGCCTGGGATACTAAGTCCTGAACCTCGGCAAGAAGCTGTTCCGCCACACTGGGGGTGGGAAGGTTGGAACCGGGAAGGTCGGCTATTATCTCAATGGGCCGCGTTCCCGTCCACTTGGCTATGATGTTCTTCTCATCGTTCGCCAGAGTGGCTAAAAGTGTGAGGTTCATCATGCCCCGCTTGCCCGTAAACAGCGGCGTGATATGCCATGTAAGGGTTATATCTTCCCCCACATCTTTATACAGCACATACCTTGCTTCCGTGCCGTCCATGGGCCAGTACGCCTTTATGGTGAACCCTGCGGCGGCAAGGTCTACATCACGGGCATCTAAGGGTATGCTGATAGTGACGGTATCCGCCAGACTTTCACCCTCGATAACAAGGGACTGTATAGGGGTAGTGAGAAGATACTTTCCGTCAACCGTTATTCTGTGCATTGTTCGTCCTCCGCAAGTTTTTCTAAGGCCAGAATACAGCCTAATTTCGCGTCTAAGTCCGCTTTCGCTACAACGGGTATAGAAGTATTAAGTGTGCGTATTATCGCTTGTATAACGGCTTTCTGTTCGTCTGTCATATATCCGTAGCTCCTTTAAATCTGTCATCATGGGTTTTGATATAGTTATAAACAACCTGATACAACGTTTGTCCTTCGAGCGCGGACGGGCTAAAATAGTCAGTGTAATCGGTCGAGTTTTCGCCATACTCTTCAGAAGGATAAACGATGTCCTCTACTCGAATCTTCACCGCCGCGAAAGTTATAGGATTTGCACCCGCCAGCCGTGCTTCCTGCGAAAAATAAGGATTGACTGTCGCGTCAACCCTTTTGTTTACTCTGTCTATCTTAACATCATCTATCACCCAATAATTTACGGGAACGCCCTCTTTTGTAGTTTTAGGTAGATACAGCGCCATATCTTTCCTCCAATGCTGATAATCTCCGGTTTAAGTCCTGCACATAAGGCAATAACAACTTGGGTAATCCGCCCTCGTAATCAACGGCGCACGGGATATCTTTGCCATTGATTTTTTCGGTTATAACAAGTTCGGGGCATACCTTGTAGACTTCTTCGGCTATAAGCCCGTAATCCTGTTTACCACTGGATTTCCATGTGAACTTACGGGGACGTAGGGCGTTCACTTTTGCTATACAATCCAACCCCGCATCTTGAATATTCTCCTTGCGGCGTATCGATGAGGAAGCATAGCCTATATATCCTCCGCCTGATGCCGCCCATCGTAGCGTATAAGTGTTGACAGAATAATCATAAATTTGATCACATTGCAGATAACCTTTAGTAAATATAGTAGCACCGGCGTTAATAGAATAATCAACCCCCAGCGTAACAAGCCCGCTTTTTTGGCCTGACAGGGTTATTTGACCAAGCTTTAACTTACCTCCACTTTGCCCTGAGTACAGCGAACAAGTATTGCCTTCAAGGTAACTGCCGTGTATATCGAATCCCGCAATCGTACCGCCTGATGCCGTAAGGTTGCCGGTGGTCACTGAGCCGCTTATGGTGGCGTTTACGCACGTCATCTTGCCGTTGGTGTCTATCTTGAAGTTGTTGTTCGCCGTGACAACGCCGTTAAGGTTTATCTTTGACGCGCTTATTGATACCGCTTCCGAGCTTTGATTTATGGTGGAAATAATATTGTCCTTGGTGACGGTGCTCGACAATCCCTCGGCGGTTATTTCAAGCTGTGTCTGCATATTCTGCGTCCATGTGGTAGGCATACATACGGTGTTATCTACCACCCACGCCGAACCCGTGTAACGCTTTATTTCCTTTGTCGAGGGATTGTACCAGTATTCCCCCTCCTTTGCGCCCGTAGGCGTGGCGGTCTGATTATATTTAGGGGAGATGACCGTCTGCCACGCGGAACCCGTCCATACCTTTATCTTGCCATCGTTGTACCATTGATACCCCGTGTTCGCGGTTTTCTGGTCATCGTCCCACCCTAAAGAGGGGTCGGTGTCGGATTCAACAGGGGTCAGGAAAGCTACCCGTGTGACCGTCTGCTTCATTCCCTCAACGGTCATTTCTATTTCATGGGCTGCGCGTCCGGCTATGAGCGTCCGGCGGTTCTCCGCGCTTATGGCGGGGCGTAGAGGGGAGCCGGAGCTTATGTACTGTATCCTTGCCCTGCCCTTAAAGGTCAAGTCCATGCGGTAAATGGGGAAGGTATAAGTCCCATCGTCCGTGACTACCTTTATCATGTCGCCCGCTTCCAAAGACCAATCGCCCTTTGCGTCCAGCTCGACAGGCGTAAACGCCGCAAAAGAGTTTAAGCGGTTATAGATAACCTGTGCATAAGGTCTTATCTGTGCATCGGTATAGCCATACAGCATAGGGCAGTCTATTATCTGATAAGCGTTCGTCCCCGTGCCGACTATTACGCCTATGTCCTTTTCGGAAGCGGCTACCTGTAATTTGTCTATCTTGGCTACCTGATACTCCGATACCACGGCGTTATAATAGTCTGCGGAATTGGCAGTCTTATTAAAGGTGACATCGGTATTGGTGAACCACGTCAGCTCACACACTCCGCTTCGGGATATGCGGGCAAAGGAACACGCCGCCTCGGCTATCCATTGCAGAACTTCCCGACAGAGAACATCTTGCGTTCTGAACAGCGGTGAATCAAAGGTTTTCCCCGAATTGGGGAAGTCTGCCATTGAAGCAGGTACGCCGACATGAGCGCAAAGCGATGTGAAAATATTTTTTAGTGTAGTCGGGTACGAAAGAGAATTAAGAAAAGCATCTGCGCTCACATCGAACTTTACCATTCTGTCATGGGCGGTGATGCTTATTTTTTTAGGTTTAAGCCTGTCGGGCTTTTCAGAAACGAACACGCCCAGAGGAACATATTCGTATTCTTCCCCCACGAGTACGCCTATCGAGGCGGTGAACTCCGTGCCGTCAAAGTTAAAAGAGGATAGCCCCCCGTCAAAGTTAAGGAGTTCTATCCCCAGTTCTGCGGAACACGCCGCACCTATCGTCAGTTCTTCGCCCTCAAATGCCATGCTTGAATAGGTCAAGCCGGAGATAGAGAGGTTTTGTTCCGCTATCTGATTTTCGCCGAATGTCAGCTTTAGCTTTTGGGGCTTGCCCGACATTACGGCGTTACGAAAGCCTGTGCTTACTGTGTACATTTTGCCTCCAATAAAAAAGACACCCGAAGGTGTCACGGAGTATTTATCTTAATGAGCCGATAATTCCGAGTAAAAGCAATATGCCGAATGCGATTAGAATTTTGGTCAGGCAACCGCTCTTCTTAGGTTTACCGCCCAGATATACATTAAATTCGCCGCCGCCTGTCGGCGTGTTCTTTGTCGTTTCAGTTTCCGCCGGAATGGCATCTGCGCCGTTGGTTATTATCTTTGCGGAACCCTCTGCGTGTCCGTACAGTCCATACCCGCGCTGGAACCAGAGAGAAATTTTCGCGCTATCCCGCCTGTCTTTTATGGTTATTCTTGCTTTAATGGCTTCATTCCTCGTTCTTATGTCAAACACGTGCCTGCCTACCGGGCATTCTATAAAACTGCGTTCGCCCAAACCGAGCCGACACACTTCTTCACCGTCCTCGCTGACTACAATTTGTTCGGCGTATGAACCTTCCAACTCTGGGCGTTCTATTATCACATTGGGTTCGAGTATCGTTGTTTTTACACGTTCCAAGCCCTCTTGTGCCTCCTGATTGTCCATGTCAATATCAAGAGCACGGTCGTAATATTTTTCGGCGTCATCAAGCATTTGCCGTTCTTCGTAGTCTTTCGCTCTTTTGAGAATGTTATTGATTTCGGACGAGCGATTTATATTTACCGTTCCGCTCACTTTCTGTACGGCATCGGCAATCATTATCTTGGTTCCGCAATAATTACAGAAACCAAATTCCCTATCCTGATCTAACTCTATATCGGCATTACAGTTCGGGCATTTAAGAGCTATTATTTTCATAACAAAACCCCCTAAAGATATGTAATTTCATTATTACGCCTTTAGGGGGAAGTGTCAATACTCTATTACCGTCATGCTCAAGGAAATATACGCCTTGTTCTTATCACCTTCGGGGAACCAGATAATTTCTTCTTTCCTGTCGCCTACATAAAACGTGCCGGAATAGTTACCCGCAAGGGTCTTAGGGTTCGGACAGGTGAAAGAAAAGCTGTCGGAATCGACTGCTTGTAATATCGCCGAGCACAGTTCCCATGTCAGCACGTCCCACGACAATTCAACGGTCAGCTTCTGCGCTACCATTGTTCGGTTGAGTGTGCCGGAAGCGTCTCTTTCAGCCTCCGTATCGAGGTCAGCGAGTGTCATATTCAGTTTAGAGGGGTCGGGGAGCGTATAGCTCCCCACCTTTAAGCCTATATCATATCTATACATCACACGTTACCTATGGCAATATTGTTCATATTGACCGATTGATTGACTATCCTGCCCAGCTTCGCAGAGGGATACAGTGCTATCTCCATATCCTTATCCGCTATTCTCTTGAGCAGGGCTATGATGGTTTGGGTATCCTTATCGTTCAGCCCGCCCATTATGGATTGCAGCTTATCAAGGGGGGCTATGACTTCGGGATTATTCTTGGCGTTGGCGTATTCGCCTACCCTTGCGAGGGTATCGCCATAAGCAAGGCCGCCCTGCGCCAGCAGGGGAATAGTTTTAAGGGTAAATAATTGTTTGTCTACGCCCGCGAATATCGTTTTGCCGCCAATAACAAGAGGATCAATGGTAATGTGCATCTTCTCATTTACCCAGTTGATGAGCTTGTTCATCAGCGATATAGCAGCGTTAATGGCTTTCTTGAACACGTCCTTAAACGCGAGCTCAACTCCGTCCATAGCAGAAGTCCACTTTTCTTTTGTGAACCACGGCTCAACATTCTCACGGAACCATTTCACAATGCCTAAAGTGTTCCACCATTCAACGACGGCCTCCCATTTCTCTCCGATGCCTTCTTTCATGCCTTCACCGGCTTCTGCCCACTTTTCTTTAGTCAACCACGGCTGAACCTTTTCCTCGAACCACTTGGCGATACCAGTATTCTCCCACCACTCCTTGAAGCTGTTCCATTCTTCGCGGAGGTTATCCAAGCTAAGGGTTGCACCCTCCGTGTTAAGGCGTATTTGTTTCTCGTTTTCGGGTTTAAGGTTTTTCCACCATTCAACGGTTTTGTCCCAGTCTCCTGTTGAATTTTTCTGGCTTATTGCGGTATCCACACGCAGAGTTTTCCATTGGTCGGCATTCGTTTTTTCCCACCAATTTATAAGGTTTTTTGTTTCATCATCCTTTGTTTCTAAGGATACTGTACCGCCCAACTGTATCTTGTCGTGTTTGCCGTCATTAAGTATATCCATCTTTTCATTGGACTGCCCAAGACCTTTATTTATGCCGTAGAATATCTTCTGCTTCGCCTTTAGTGCTGCGATTAGGAGCCGCCACGCTTTCTCCGCTATTGATTCCCAATCAATATTTTCAAGCATTTCCTGCAACTTCGAGCTTACCTCGTTCCAGTTCGTTGTTTCTATAATACCTGTCAGAAAATCAAGAACACTGCCTATCTTCGCCTCTATAACATCAGCGGTCGCGGCTGCATCCCAATCTTCCACAAAGCCATTGATAAAATCGCCTATGCCTTTTCCGAGGTCGCTCCATTTGATACCTTTGAGCCACTTTGCAACAACCTTCATAGCAAGGTTAAACCCGTTGGCGAGGGTGTTGCCGAGCTTACGGAAGTTGAAGTTCTCTATAAAGCCGTTTACCGCTTCTACGATGTTCTGAACGGTTTTCAGTATCTTAGGTCGGAGCTTATCTATCCAACCGTTGAGCTGGCTTACTGCGGTATTTAAGCCTTGTGCAATGACTGTACCTACACCTTTCCAGTCTCCGGCTTTTATGGCGGCTTTAAGTTTATCCATCCATTTGGAAACATCGGTCGGAAGCATACTCTCAACAGATGTTTCCTTGAACATGCCGGAAGTATCCGCGCCTCCTGTTCCGCCACTGTCTTTCTGCTGCTGAATAAGGTTGATCTGGTCGAATCCCGCAAGAGTGCCTTTCAGATCTTTTGCGGCTTTGTTGGATTTATTAAGGGATTTTGCGTAATCCTGCTGCACATACACCGCCTTTGTAAAGGTGGAATCGCCTCTGAATTTTGCGAACAGTGCGCCCAGCATATTAAACAAACCGGCTACCGCCTGTATTATCTTGTTTATTACCGGAAGTATGGATTGCAGAGCAGGAAGCAGCATAGCCGCTATACTGTTTTTGACATAAGTAAAACCGCTTTGCAGCTGGGACATGGCGGCGTTGGCCTTACTACTGGCCTGCACCATATTATTCATACCTTCGGTAGTTCCCATGATTAAGGCATTGATACTTCGCCATATAATCATACGCGACAGTATCTTTGTCACAGCCTTTCCCATTTTAGAGAAACCAGAAGTAATATCTTTTACTTTGGTTTTAACCGCATCTACAGCCTTGCCGAATACTTTCTTTACAGCTCCGCCTATTTTCGATACGACAGCTCCGACTTTTGCTTTTATCCCTCCAAAAGCCGTGACGATCTCGCCAAACTTCTCTTTGATTGTCCCGACCTTTTCCCTGAATGCATCGAACTTACTGCCGGCCCCTTCCGTCTCACCTTGTATTTGTTGCATTTTTTGAATGGCTTCATCAATACTCGGAATCCAGTTTTTATCTTTTCCCCTGAATGCCTGTGTAATACTCTTACCACCATTATCTTCCCAAAGAGCGCGACGCTCGGCGTATGCCTCGTTTGCATCAGCGCGGGCTTGCGCTTCATCCTCTGCGGCGGCGCGTATCCTTGCCGCCGTTTCCTCGGCGGCATCGGCGGCCAGCTTCGCCCAGCGTATTTCATCAGCTCGTGCAGCAGCTTCTTTTTTTGCCGTCTCTTCCGCCGCTTTATTGGCTTTTGAAAGCCTTTGTTTTGCAACAGCCAACCGCGCATTGGCTTCTTCCATTTGAGCCGCGTACTTCACCCTTACGGCCTCGGTTTTGAGTGCTTCCCTTTCCGCTGTGGCCTGTGCGCGTATGGCCTTTGCGTTCTGCATACTGCCGGACTGCTTTAAGAAGCGTTTAAGGCGCGTTTCCAGTTCGGTCAAGACCTTCTCGGCGGTTGAAGCATCACAACCGACTAAAATTTGTAATTCTTCAACGACCACGGACATATCCTCCGAATTTATTTCTTATTTCATCTATCCTGTTGTCAAGGCTCCGCTCCCACGACGCAGGAACAAACAATTCTTCGTACTTCGGCAAATCGTGCTTGGACTTGGAGAACATATTGCTTATGTTGGTGGCAATAAACCTTGATACCAGCACGCTTGAATAGTACATTTCCCTGCATTGGTTTTCCTCGCGGGCTTCGATATAGTCTACAATATCGGCGGG